AATTGAGAATGGCACATACACCACTAGTTCTTATGCTATTTTTGCAGCATTTTAACTCTGGTTATGCGAAGTAAAATGGAACAAAAAAATTATTCTGAAATATTATAATTGAATTATACAAAAGAAAGGAAGATGATCCAATGGAGATGTTAAAAGAAACGTACACGATTGCTTTGCCTATCGTTCTGACAGCATTTATGGGATACATAGTGTGGCTTTTGAAAAATCAGAAGTCAGACAGAGATGCGAATAGCAGAGGAACGATGCTTTTGCTTCGAGTACAACTGATCGAGTACCATGATAAATACATGGCGCTCAAAGAAATTCCATCCTATGCCTACCAGAATTTTATGGAAATGTACAATGCCTATCATGCGTTGGGCGGCAATGGAATGGTCACAAAGATGAAACACGAAATTGAAGAGCTTCATTTGAAGCAGAAAGAGAGAATTTAAACATGACAGATTTGGGATTTTTAACAGAATTTATGGTGCCGGTAATCGTAGGCATTTGCCTTTGTGTAGGCTATGTCGTGAAGAAGTGGATTAAGGATGTTGACAACAAGTATATCCCTACCATTTGTGCGGTATTAGGTGTGCTTTTAGCCATTTGGATCAACGGATGGACAATCACAGCATCTATCTTATTAAGTGGCTTATTCAGCGGTTTAGCAAGCACAGGACTGCACCAGTTATTTAAGCAGTATATTGAAAAGAAGGAGGAATAAAAGAATGGTTATTAACGTACATGCAGGACACAACCCGGACGGAAAAGTAGCATGTGGAGCTATCGGAATCATCCGGGAATCAACAGAAGCAAGAAATGTTAAAAATGAGGTTATCAGACAGTTAAAAGGTCTTGGGCATACCGTGTATGACTGTACGGTTGACAATGGCACAAGTGCAAATAACGTGCTTTGTAACATCGTAGGAAAATGCAATTCTCATGCGGCTGATCTTGATGTATCTATCCACTTTAATGCAGGTGCGAAGGATATGTCTGGAAACGGACGGACAACAGGTGTAGAAGCATATATTTATAGTGATAATAGCAAAGCAAAACCATTTGCAGAGAAAATTGTGAAAGCAATTGCAGCACTTGGATTTAAAAATCGTGGTGTGAAGATTAACAAAAAGCTTTACGTGCTCAATCACACAAAAGCACCTGCGATGCTGATTGAATGTTGCTTCGTGGATGATAAAGACGATGTAGCACTGTATGACTTTAAGAGCATGGCAAGTGCAATTGTTTACGGAATTACCGGACAGCAGTACATTGAACCATCCAATAACACATCTGATGACGATGCTGCAACTTCTGGATCAGAGACAAGTGTAGGTGATAAAGATTCTATTTATCGTGTACAGGTCGGAGCGTATCGCAATAAAGCAAATGCTATTGCCTTGCAGGAAAAATTGAAATCGGCAGGATTTGACGCTGCGATTGTAAAAGCGTAAAATAAATGGCGGTTAGAATTTCTAATCGCCATTTTTAATAGACTTGTACTAATTAATGTTAACCTCTAGGAAATAGTTATTTAGTACAAGTCCTAGATATAAAATATAAAGCCAGTAATTTCAAAGGCTTCATTCAAATAAATTTCTTTTATTATTCTATGCCAAAACTCTTGTTTTCCTTTTTGATCTAGTTGTTCGTAAAGTTCTTTCCAGTCTTCCGGGATCTGCTTCTTAAATTCCTCAATCCTTACAACTTTGTTGTTTGACAACTCCTCAGTTATGGAATTTATTTTTTCTGATAAGACACTATATTTCTTTTCGTATTCTGGAATATCAATTCTTCCTTTTTCAAAAAGGTAATTCAGTCTTTCACGCTCCCCTATTGCATCATTAAGTTTCTTATTCAAATTGCGCTTTGGTTTACCTGCTTCTTTTTTTACATCAAATTCAAGATTTTTTAATGCTGCATCAAGATTTTCAAGAAGATATTTTTCTGTTTTTGCTTCTGACACTAATTTTGTTTTGTGCAATTTCTCGTTTCCGCCAAACCAGCATCGTTGATATTGCCGGTGCTTTTTGGTCTTCCTGTCTATACTGTAAAAACTTGACATTTTTCTGCCACATATAGGACAACGGAATAATCCACTGAATAAATATATATGACCGGACGGAGCGTATTTTATCTGATTGACACTTTTTATTTCTTCCATTTGCTCTTTGGTAAAATAAGGTTCGCAGAAATTTTCATTTTCCCTTACTTTCCCAATATATAAATCCGAATTGATCATTGAGTCTAATTTGTGACGTGTGAAATCTGAAATTAAATTTTCACGTACCCATAAAACAGTGCCGCGCTTGCTTTTGGTTGCCAATAAATAATCAAATATAGCTCTTGTCTGTTCCTCATTATCATGTACGACTTTCTTTACACCATCTATTTTCTCTATTTTAAATCCTATAGGCACCCTACCAGTGTAAGCTTTCCCTTCACGGATCTTATAAGCTGCGGTGTCTTTGTATCGCTCAGATATAACCGCCCATTCTAATTCTGCCATGTTTGCCATCTGGTACATGAAGTTCTTTCCGTATGGCGTGGAAGTATCGATCTGCTGACTTACTGATATCAAGTTGCATCCTGCGCTTTCCATGTCGTGATAGAGGTTACAGAAATCTCTCATATTTCTTGCTATACGATCGTATCTCATAATAACAACTGCATTGATTCTTCCTGCTCTGACATCATCCATCATACGCTGAAAGTCCTTTCTTTTTGCCGTGCTATGCCCTGTTATTGCATAATCGCCAGAATAAACGATTATATTTGCATTAGGGTAAGTTTTATTAATGTACTTTTTACAATCGTCTATTTGCTGTTCCATTGATTCTGAATTATCATCTTTTTTCGATTTCCTTGGATAAATTGCTATGTTCATTTTTAACTCCCTAAAAAAACCCCTCACATTAATAGAGGGGCATAATTTTTATACATAATATGGATTTGGCTTCAATATAATTAATATAAGGTCAATTACAACTCCAACACCAAATAAACCGAAAGTTAATAAATATAAAATTCCAAATAAAATTTTCCCTTCATAGAATTTATGAACTCCAAACCATCCTAAAAACAAGCACAAAAAGAATGAAACCCACTTGTTTTTTGCTTTTGGTGCTTTCGAATAAACAGGAGCTGCAGAACTAGAAGAAGAATTAGCACTATTATTGATAATTATACTTTCAGGGGTTGAATTCTTAATATCCTCAACTTGTTTTCCACACTTAGGGCATACTACGCAATCAATATCAATCTTCTCTCCACAATGCTTACAGAATTTTGTGTTTTGTTCCATACGTTTATACCTTTCCTTTCTTTTGATATCATCATTATAAAGCAAAATGATTATAAAACAATACATTTTTGTCATTATTTTATGACATTTTTTTGCAAAATGAAAGTTTAGGATAAAAAACAAATGGATGCGTTATTGACTTTTCGAACATACGTTCGTATACTTTATGTATCAAATAGAAAGGTGGTATTGGATATGGGAGAGCTTAAAGAGAAAATAATAGAATTAATAGAGAAGTGCATGGACGAGGATGATCTCCGAACCATATATGCATTTATAAAGAGATTTTTAAGATAAAAGAAAAAGACAAGGGTTTGCGCATTGCCCTTGTCTTTCTTTTTACTTCTTTACAAGCTTTTCTGCCAGCTTCCGGATTGCGTTCCAGTCGTTTTCATCCAGTTCTGAAATAGCGGTTATGAATCTGTACATCTGATCGTCTTCTCCGGCTTTCAGTACATCTGCAAGAAATTCAGCTATCTTTTCATTCTCGGTCTTTTGAATGAACATTTCGCCGTTTCCGGTCTCTAGCCATTCCTTATTGACGCTAAATTTTTCGCATATCAGATTTATAACAGCATCAGACGGATTTCTTCTTCCTGCTTCATAGCTAGATATATTGGAAACTGATATACCGAGTTTTTCTGCAAATTCATTCTGGTTGCAACCTAATTTTTTTCTTATTTGCTTTAATCGGTTCTGCATTTTCTCACCTCCTATTAATAATATACTACAACATGTTAAAAAAGTAAATAAAAAAATTGTACTTTGTACAAAAAATAGTATTGACAAAAATATGTACATAGTGCTATATTAATAATGTACAAAGTACAAACAAGAAAGGAAGTGAGCAAATGAGCGAAAAACAGAAAGAAGCCCTTGCAAGACTAGCTGAAATAGTATCACAGTTGGACAAAGAAAACTTCAACTACATTCTCGGTGTTGCGGATGGTATGGCAATCTCAAAGAAACAGTCGGAAGTTGACAAGCAGATTGCCATGTGTGGGAGCGTTAAATAATGAGAAAGGAGATTCCTATGAACAAAGCAGATATGGAAATTACACCAGAGAGGAAAGCCAAGATTATGGACATTCTGTTAGAGATTTACGAAAGACAGGAAGGAATTAAGCTTGTGGTTAAGGACAAGGCATCATGAAAAATGTAGCAAATATTTTTATATCTATTGGATGAGAGGTAGAGAAGAAATGGGAACTTTTGAAGAAATTCTTGCAGGAGTACCGCAGGAAATAAAAACGTTAGAAGTTGATACCGAAAAGAAAGTTTTCAAGCTAAATGGTGTCGATTTTGGAAATGGTTGTGATTATTTTGAGATATCGTGTACAGGTGGAGAGGGTTTTAAAATTCGCATGGAACTTTCAAAGCGCATTATCTGTGCCAACTATGGATTAGATAACGCACTGAAAGAACCGCCTGCTGTTCGAATCAAGAAATAAACTGGGAGATAAAGGAAGCCAATTCTTTAATGTTGTTTTTAAACCTGTTTTCCATGTATTCAATACTGGATATGTGTGGAAAGGAGATGAAGAATGAAGCAGATCGGTAAAGTTTTTATAGCGGTAGGGCTTGGAATTATGTTTCTTTGCGGAATGCTCGATGCGGATGGAACGTATTATGTTTTTCTGCTGATTGCAATAGCTCTCGGTGCGGTGGTTGCACTTGTGGGAGTTGCGATCATGGAAGTGGAGAACCGCCGGGAAGAAAAGCGGAAAGCATACTTTTACATGATCCGCCGGAAGGACAAGCTTGACGCTGATGTTGAGTACCTTGGGGAATTTGAGGAGGTGGCAAAGTGACAAATGCTCAATGTGTAAGCGGTGAGGAAAATCCGAATGTTGAGGATATAGCGGTCGGCATGATTATTACAAAGGTGGCAACGGATTTTCATATTGAGGTTGACGCTGAAAGATACATACCGCATTACCATCAAATGAAAGGATGGTTGCTCAGTGAAAAAGAAAAATAGCACCATAACATTCTTTGGCGAGAACTGGTGCTATTTACCGTAGGAATACAAAAGTATTTCTGCGTTTATTATAACACGTAGTTAAATTTTTGGAAAGCGTGATTTTATGATTTACAGAAAATGCAGAATCTGTGGATGCAGTTTAGATCCCGGTGAAGGAAACATGTGTGAAGAATGCCGGGACGAGCAGTACATGAATCAACAGCGTGAGAAAGCGGTCAGATTCATGGTTTTATCTACAGATTTCAGACAGATGGAAATGGAGGAATTTTTAAATGGCAGCGCCTAGTTTGACATGGAAGGATTTAGGAATACTCAAGGATGCACTGGCAGAATTTGAAAGAACACTGGAAGATTTAGGCATAGAAGCCGGTGAAGTCTCATGGCATACCGACGGAAGTATTCATGGTGAATTTGTGTATGGCACAAGGAAGCTGATTACCGACACAGACGATGATGGGGAGGGATTTTCTCACAGATATGAATGATTACATACCGGACAGCCTCGATATGCTCGAAGAGTACGAGAGGGACAGAGAACGCCGCCACAGATTATATGAGAAACAAGCCAGACGTGAAGAGATGGCAGATATTGAATCAGAGGAAGAGAGGATAAAAGAAAGATGGAAGAATTTGAAAATTTAATTGTGGAAAAACTTATGTCCACTGAAAGAGATGGAATGAAAGATTTAATTGCAGCCATGAAAAATGATGGATTTTTTGCGGCTCCGTGTTCGGGTTCTAACCATTTGGCAAAAGAGGGCGGTTTAGCAGAACATAGTTGGAATGTCCTCGGAATCATGCAGGATATGTCATTTTTATTGGCGGAAGGATCGGAAGTTTTACCGGATGAAACACAGAATGCCATTATCATTTGTGCTTTGCTGCATGATCTTGGAAAGATGGGAGATTATGGAAAACCAAACTATGTACCTAATATGATCAAGAGCCGGAAAAAGGATGAAAATGGAGAATATCCATTGGTACAGTCAGAAGCAAAACCATATGAGATAAATAAAGAACTTCTGTATATTCCGCATGAAGTGAGAAGTATTGCGATTGCTGAAAGATTCATCAAGCTTACAGAGGAAGAAGAGCAGTCTATCCTTTGGCATAATGGACTGTATGGATCGTTTAAATATGATATTTCCGGTAAAGAAACGCCGTTGTATCTGTTGTTACATTTTTCTGACATGTGGGCAAGCAGAATTGTGGAGGAGAAATAATGGAATTTAGAGCTTTAACAGAAAAAGAGATTGATGCCAGAGTGGCGACCGTAAATGAGAAAGGTTGCAGCCTTTTACTTTATAAAGATGCCAGATGTGATATGCGCATTCTTGACGAAGCTGTCGGACCAGAGAGATGGCAGAGAAAACATGAGTTAATTAATGGAAATCTCTTTTGCAATGTAGGTATTAATTTTCCGGCAGAAGACGGCGATCATTGGGTATGGAAGCAGGATGTAGGAACTGAATCATATACGGAAAAAGAAAAAGGACAGGCATCGGATTCTTTCAAGCGTGCTTGCTTTAACTGGGGAATTGGAAGAGAACTTTACACTGCACCATATATATGGATCCCTGCAAAGGATGTTGCACTTATACAAAAAAATAATAAGTGGAGCACATACGATAAGTTCAAGGTTGAACAAATTATTATTAAAGATGGTGAGATCGTTGCATTATCCATTAGAAATGAATCGTTGAAACGCAGAGTATTTCTTTATGATGTCAGAAAAAAGGATGTTGATAACTAATGCACGCACTTGTAAAGATTAACCAATACCGAGAGCAGAAAGACGGAACAGACTTGGTTGTATCTGTTCCAGATCTGAAGCTTGGGGACATGTTCCAAAGAAAGAAAATTAGAAATGCCGAGATCAGGTTTGATGATGGTAGGCACATATCAGCAGAGCAGAGAAAAAAGGCATACGCCACCATCAGAGATATTGCGGACTGGACAGGATATCTTCCGGAAGAAATGAAAGAAATATTGAAGTATCAGCATATGATGCGTACCGGTGATGCGTATTTCAGTCTTTCCAACTGTTCTATGGACACAGCGAGGGAATTTATCAACACGATACTGGAATTTGCCCTAGAGAACGGAATACCGCTTTCTGACAATGCAATAGAACGTACAGATGACATAGGAAGATATCTTTACTACTGCCTGTTACACAAAAAATGTGCAATCTGCGGAAAAGATGGAGAGATTCATCATGAGGATGCAATCGGAATGGGTAATGACAGGACAAAAGTAGATGATTCCAGTTATAAAAAAATCTGTTTGTGCAGAGAACACCACACACTGGCACACAGCCTTGGAGTGATCCGGTTCAGAGAGATGTATAAGGTCTATGGAATTGTTGTAAAGGATTTATAGGGTTGAAACACCTTGCCAAATGGCAGAAAGAAACCTATTCATGCAGAAAATGATATATCACGATTGTTGGAAGCCATGATTTCCCGGTGCTGTCATGTACCGGGAGAAAGGAGAAGTTTTGAATTTAGAACAGAAAACAATTACCTCAGTTGAGGTTGCGGAGATGGTGGAAAAAGAACATAAAAATTTAATGAGAGATGTACGTTCTTATGTAAAGGAATTAGGAGAGCTCAAAATTGAGCCCACCGATTTCTTTAAAGAAAATACATATAAAACAGAGCAAAATAAGACATTACCATGTTATGACATTACCAAGAAAGGCTGCGAGTTCATCGCCCATAAACTGACAGGTATTAAAGGAACAGAGTTCACGGCACGCTACATCAATCGTTTTCATGAGATGGAAGATGTTATTCAGAAACCGAAGTCTCCAATGCAGCTTTTGGAAATGGAGTTTGCAGCTCTCAAAGAAGTAGACAGTAAAGTGGATGCAATCAACAGAGATTTGCAGGATTTCAAGGAAACGTTGCCGTTGCTCCCATCGGACGCAGATGATGTGAAAGCGGAAGTAAATAAGCGGGTGATTGATTGCCTGGGCGGTAAGAACAGCAATGCATATCATGACAGCTCCATCCGTGGAAAGGTGTATTCAGATATTTACCGGGAATTAAAAAGACAGTTCGAGGTAAGCAAATATAACTGCATCCACAGAAATCAGAAAAATATCGCTATTGAGATCGTAAGAAACTATGAACCACCGTATGTACTGGCAGAAGAAATCAAAGACAGTAATGCTCAACTGAATCTGGAGGATGTCGATGGAGTATAAATTTACAATACCGTTGAAACCGATCACAAAAAAGAATAGCCAGAGGATTGTATTTACCGGGAGCGGCAGACCATTTATCATCCCATCCGAAGCCTACACGAAGTATGAAAAGGAATGCAGGGCATATATGCCGGATATAAAGACCATTGAAAGCCCTGTGAATGTAAAAGCTGTGTATTATATGCCAACTGGAAGAAGAGTTGATCTGACAAATTTGCATGAGGCATTGCATGACATTCTGGTACATTACGAGATCCTTAAGGATGATAACTGTAAAATCATTGTTTCCACTGATGGGAGTTATGTGGATGTAGATAAATGGCATCCTCGTACAGAAGTGACAATATCGGAATTGGAAACGGGGTGATGATTTGAATTACATAGCTGAGATAAAAGCATTTTACGACAGGCTCGAACTAAACCCGCAGCCCAACACTGCAATCGCCTTATGGCATGCGTTAATGTCCATAGCGAATAAGGCAGGGTGGCCAGATACGTTTACGGTAGCCTCGTCAGTCCTTGGACTTCGGTCTGGATTAAATGCATCAGCGTTAAAGAGAGCGAGAAACAAGCTTGCTACAGATGGGTTTATCGAATGGAAATCGCGCGGTGGGAATCTTGCAGCACAATATAAAATAAATAGTCTTGTGGTTCAAAATTACAGTAAAAATGAACCACAAGATGAACCACAAAGTGAACTGCAAATTGCACCACAGTTTGAACCACAAAGTGAACCTATTAATAAACAAAGACATAAACATAAACAAAATACACCCCCTATATCCCCCGTGGAAAAATTCGGAGAGTTTGCCGTAGCCTATCCGAAACGGTGCACTGGCTGTCTTGTTGAAACTGAATACTGCAATGCGGTACTGGCTGGTGTACCGGAAGATGATCTGGTATTGGCCGCACAGAATTATGCAGATATATGCAGACGGGAGAAAACAGCAGAGCGATATATTAAAAAGCCGGAGAATTTTTTACGAGAGAACTTGTTTATGCAGTATCTGAAAGGAGAGAACGATGGATCAGTTGGAAGAGATACTGGAACGCATGAAAAATCACTCAACGAACTTATGCAGGAATGCGGAGACACCGGAGACTTCCAGGGATTCTGATGTGTGTCCAATTTGCGAAGGTCGGGAGTGGATCTTGAAAATAAAAGACGGAGTTGAAATAGCAGTACCGTGTAAATGCCGTGAGAAAGCGGTCATGTCAAGACGGTTGCGATTCGCAGATATACCGGAGGCATTCCGTGGGATGGATCTGAGATCGTTTCGAATGGATGTGTACAGGAAGCAGGAAAGTAAAAAGATGGTGTCAGATGCCTGTAAAATCATAAAAACCTATCTGGATGATTTTGAGAGCCAGAAGGAAAGAGGCATGGGATTGTATATCTGGTCAAGGACAAAGGGAAGCGGCAAGACGAGGATTGCTGCCGGAATCGCAAATGAGCTGATGAAAAACTATGCAGTGAAATTTGCGGTGTCGCTGACTATCCTGCAAGAGATCAAGAATACATGGCAGAGAGATACAAAATACAGTGAGAATCAGCTTTTGGACGCGCTCTACACCACAGACATCCTTGTGATTGATGATTTCGGAGTGGAGAGACCAGCGGACTGGATCAACGATAAGATGTATCAGATCATCAATGAACGTTACATAAACCGGAAAGTGACTATTTTTACGAGCAATGATCCGTTGGAGACACTACAGTATGATGACCGGATCACGAACCGGATCAAGGAGCGGACATATCAGATCGCATTTCCAGAAGAATCAGTCCGGGATCATATCGCAGAGCGGATGCAGGAGGAAATCATTGAAAAAGTGATAGCGAGTGGAAATATAAAATAAAAAATTAAAAGGAAGGTGGGCAAATGCATAGCGTACAGCAGAGAAAAAGGGTGATTCCATTGAGTGTTTATAAGCAGGAATTAGCAAAATGCCAGTTAGGAGATAATATCGCGAATCACATGGGATATATTTTTACAGCCATTTTGTATGACAAGTTTGATATGACGTTTAAGCAGGTCACGAATTTTTATAGCAAAACCGTTGAGCGTCGGAAATCTTGGCAGGACGATGATGACGAAGCGGTAACGAGCGAGAGCATGATGGCATATTGCCGTAAAAAGAAAATTGATGTGGTCAAGTGGGTAAAATCAATCCCAATGTCAAAAAAATTGTATATGGCAGATATAAAAAATGGACGGGCAGTGCTTGGCGCAGATCGGAATATCGAGAGCGCGCTTGCCTCCACAATGTATCTGACTATTCCGACATTAAAAGATTCTTACCGTTTCTCAAATGCCAAAATCGAAGAATTTATGAATTGGGTTGCCTATTACATTGATTCCTATTGGCGCAAGCAGCCAAAGAGTAAGGAACACTATCTGACGGATGAGATTATTCGGAATCAGTTTATTGAGGATGAAAATTGGGATATTGTAACAGGAAAAGCGGTGAAATAAGGATTATTAACATGGGAGAGATGACAAAGACAAGCGTAAAATACTGCCGGAAATGTAAATATTCGTACAATCACAGCCAGACAGAGATTATGTGTGGATATTATTCAAAGACCGGATTAAGGCGTGGATGCCCGGTTGGGATGTGCGACAAGTTTGAGAAGAAAGGCAGAAAGAGAAATGTGAAGTTGAAATGACGGATGAAACCAAGCAGGAGATAGGAGCGGCATTGATGTTGTTAAAAAATACACTGATAAGAAATGGTGTAAGCATAGCACTTGCAGGAAGTGACGATACCGGAAAAGACGATGGATGCATTATGTTTTTTGATACCGCAGAGTATTGTCGCACCGGGAAATTTAAAGGGATATCTGTTAAAACAATGGATTTAGTGAGGTAGAAATATGATTTTTTTAAATTCAGTAGACTTGATGAGTTTTTTAAATGACGTGTTATATGACAAACTCAGAGAAAAACCGCCAGAAGATATAAGAGTAGAGATCGCTACATATGGTTTATCATTTTCTGATAAAAAATTTAAAAATTGTTTAGGAGAGCTTAAAACGCGAGAATCTATGGTATTGAATTTTCTGAACACCTTAATGGATACCAATACAGATATGGTTGTAGGAATGCCTCCAATGAAAAAATATAACAATTCATATTATGGAGAGACGTCAATCGATAGAAAAAAAAGATTAGAAGAAATGGAAGATATCATGGGCACTTATCGTATAAATGTCTATCCGGTAGAAGAGTCGCATTTTAAATTTTACAGGATCGATGATATCTATATTACCGGAGGAATCAATTTGACGGATTCGACTTGGAACGATGCTGCTGTTTTGATCGAAAAAGAGAGGGACAAGGAACAATTAGAGTGGTATTTTCAGCAGATTTTAGACAGAGCCAAGGCTGAATGTAGAAAGAGAGGGATAGCATGGATCGCATAGAAGAAATGATACAGAACCTTGAACTGCTAAGAATGCATTTTGGCGATATCACAAAAACTTGTATGGCAAATGGAATCATAGATAGCACCATAAAAGCAATTGAAAAACTTGCTACCTATGAAAATGCCGAGAAACATGGATTGCCGGAACGCTATGAAGCAGATGAGAAAGACACACCTGCAAAAAAGCCACATACCAATGCAGACCGGATCAGAAGCATGACGGATGAGGAGCTGGCAGTCAATATGATGTGTCCGAATGAAAATGGGTTAGCAGAAATTGATTGCGACAAAAATGATAATTGTAATTGCTACGAGTGCTTATTAAAGTGGCTTCGGGCAGAAAGTGAGGAAAAATATGAAAAAACACGATATTAAAATTTTACATTTTTTAACAGCATTACAAGATTGCTACAAAGATGAAGATGAAAGAGAAAGTGCTGTCATCGAAAAGCTGGAACTTTCTAATGAGGAACTTACAGATGATTTTTTTGCAATCATTCAGGCATTTTTCATTTTATATAAAAGGATTACCGGAGATGATAAAATTGACATACTTGGATTTACACATATATTAAACCGGTTAGTGTTCCAGTTCACGAACCTTAGCGAAGAAAGTGAGGAATAGCATGGAGAGATTAACGACAAATAAAAGCGTGGCTGACATGTCGATGATCGAGCTGGCACATAACAGCTGCTATGCAGATGATGAGCGCAATGCCAGATACAGAGATTATAATCTGGACGTTGATAGCAGGTGGCTTATAAGAAATCTTGTCAAAGATATTTGCGGTGAAGATTTTAATGGCTTATCAGATGAAGAAGTTGACGAATATATGGCTTCCATGCTGTCGGTAGAAATAGACAGTACAATAGGACTTTTAGCATTATTCTATCGCAATTTATGGGCTATGGCTGATTTGCGAGAAAAATTGAAATATTATGAGGATGCAGATGAGCAGGGATTACTTTTGAGGTTGCCATGCAAGGTGGGAGATGAAATTTTCCTTGATTTTGCAGGATTTGGAAAAGATATAGACGAGTTTACAGTTAAAGACTTCCATTTGGATTGTTTTGAAGATGGAGAAACTATACTGTTTTGCGATTATGAATCAAATGATAAGACTTTATCTGGTCAAATTGATGTAATGGAATTTGAAAAGTCGGTATTTCTTACCAGAGCGGAAGCCGAAGCCAAGCTGAAAGAAATGGAGGAAAAGGATGGAAGATAGATATTTGTTCCGCGGAAAGTGCATTGATGACGGAGAATGGATGTCTGGTAGTTATTATGAACTTGCAGGAAGACCGCTTATTTTTAAACCGGTTTTCGCAAGTAAAAAAGCTGTTTACGAGATAGACCCATCAACTATTTGCCAGTGCACAGGACTTAATGATAAAAGCGGCAGACGGATTTTTGAGAATGATATTCTTTCAGGGCATATCGACGTTGAGTTTCCAGAAGATGAGACGAGAAAGTGTGTCGTGTGGCATGAAAACGGATGGTGTACGAATGAGCCGGGCTGTGATTACTACGAGGAACTGGATGATTTTGATTCAGAGAATTTTGAAGTGATCGGCAACATAATTGACAACCCGGAGCTGTTGGAGGTGTGAAATGACAGAGAATGAAGCAATTGAAGTTTTAAAAGATTTTGGCAAGCAGGTGTCAGTGAAAGCAGATGGAGCGTATCAAAGCACTATTGGAGAAAAGGCTTGTGATATTGCAATCAAGGCACTGAAAGAAATCCAGAAATACCGGAAAATCGAAAAAGATTTGAAGGAAAATTATCATGCAAATGTAGACATCCCCTTGTTAATGAAGCATTTTATTGAAACAGTGTTCAAAGGGGAAAAGCATGAGGGCTTTTGCATTCTGACAAATGAGGATAAAGAAGCATGGGAAGAGTACAAGGCAATCGGTACACCGGAAGAATGCCGTGCGGCTATGGAGAAACAGACAGCAAAGAAACCAATGCATGTAACGAATAGTTATTTTGGATATCAGAAACATAAAGAACATGTTGGTTATTGTCCAGATTGTGGGCATCAAGTAGAAGAACCTTATGGATGTCCAAATTGTTTAAGAAAAATTGATTGGAGTGATGAAGAATGAATGAAAGCCTTAAGCCATGTCCGTTCTGCGGTGGAAAAGCAATGTTCTTAACCATTAGAAATAAGCCATTACATTCGGATGTTGGGGTAATGTTCAAAATCAAATGTATGAAATGCGGAACAGAACTTCCAAAAAGCTATGAATGTGAGATGTACATGGATCAGGACGGAGGCATCAGAACAGGGAGAGACGAGCGAACGAAAGCAACTACAGATTGGAACAGGAGGGCGAACGATGGGAAGACTGATTGATGCTGGGTTGGTTTTAGACAACTTAAGTGGACGTCTTGAAAGCATGAAAGATTATGATGCAGTAAAAGATGTGATTAACAATATGCCGACCGCCTATGACCCGGACAAGGTTGTGCAGCAGTTGGAAAAGCTGAAAAGCCTTGTACCAGTAAATAGGGTACTCGATGATATTATAAATGATAAACCAAAGGAATTAGGAATGCTTATAGCCTATGAAAAGGCTATTAAGATTGTAAAAGGAGGTGGAGTAGCTGGCTAAGTGGAATGCGGGCGTAGGTTTACAATTAACGATTGACTATGATGACATTGAAGCTGATACAGAAGCGGAAGCCATTCAGATTGCAAAAGAGAGGGCATTAGAAGATATCGAATGGAATAACTGCGACTGTGATGCGAGCAATCCGATTGTGTATTACTGCCAGGAGAAAGAAACGGAGGAAGCGGAGGATGAGTAGGGTATTGCCGATTTTATTCAACACAGAAATGGTTCGGGCAATTCTGGACGGACGGAAGACTTGCACCAGACGGTTGGTAAAGCCACAGCCTAAATCAAAGCTGTGTTACACATTCGCAGGAAGTGATTCTGACACATGGGGATATCCAAATAGAACAGCACATGAAATATGGGGAGAAGAATTTAAACTTCCAAACGATATTACAGAGGAAGAATTAAGCAAACGATGGAATCCACCATATCACACGGACGATATACTGTACGTGAGAGAAACATGGAAAAAGGCACCGAACGGATACTATTACTACGAAGATTGGAAAAGAAATGACATTGCCGATGTTACAAAGTGGAAACCATCTATCTACATGCCGAAAGACGCCGCCCGTATCTGGCTTAAGGTTACGGATGTGAGAGTGGAGCGGTTGCAGGATATGACAGACGATGATGCAGAAGCAGAGGGATGTTTCGATTATACATCAACAGCACTTGGTTTTTTGATGTATGGGATTCCACCATCAAGAAATCCGACCTTGACCGCTACGGATGGAATGCTAATCCGTGGGTGTGGGTGATCGAATTTGAGTGGTGCGAGAAACCGGAAGGAGTGTGAATATGCCTAAAGCAATATTGATAATGGACGATATGCCGGAATGCTGTGCTGATTGTCCTTGTAGCTTTTTCGAAAGAGATAATCCAATATTAAATTTAATATGTGGTGTGACACAAGAAGATGCATATAACGTTGGAAAGCCAGATTGGTGTCCGCTCCGGGAACTGCCGGAGAAGATACCAAAATTAAAATCCGGTTATGAAGATCTCAGCACATCAATACGTCGGGTGGGTTGGAATGCCTGCTTAGATGAAATTTTAAAAACAGATGGAATGAGAAAGGAGTAATGACAGAAGCCTTGGTAGACCAAGGTTGACCGCCTAAAGGTGAAGAAAGGCGAGAACAAAAGGAATTTAATTAGCGGTGTCGTATGGCACTATTGGAAGCCGTAATTCCTTATCCACGGACACAGAGCAATCTGTTAAGTGGTTGTCATGAAAAGATTAAAAGTATGTTGGGTAAGCGCAGGAATATCAAGTTTTATGGCTGGATATTTAGCAGGGAATGCAGACGAATGGATTTACATTGACATTGCAGACCAACATGAGGACAGTATCAGGTTTATTAAAGATTGCGAGAAAGCAATCGGGAAAGAAATTCAGATACTGAAATCAAGCGAGTACAGATGTGTAGAGGATTGCGTAAGAACATTTGGAGGATTTAGAAATCCGGCAAACGGATTCGCACCTTGCACGAACTGGCTCAAAAAGAGAGTGAGAAAAGAGTGGGAGGAACGACATAAGGATTGTGAATTGACTTACGTCTGGGGATTCGACCTTAAGGAAAAGAACCGGGCAGAGCGGACGATTGAAGCAAATCCGCAAGCCGCACACGAATTTCCGCTGATTGACAAAAACCTCTCAAAAGAAGAGGTACATGGATTGTTTGAACGGACTTTTGATTTTGCCCGACCTTTGATGTATGACCTTGGCTATCCGAACAATAACTGTATCGGCTGTGTAAAAGGCGGCATGGGTTATTGGAATCATATCAGAAAGGATTTCCCGGAAGTCTTTGAAAGTCGGGCGAAGTTGGAAAGAGAAGTTGGTTATTCAATCCTTAAGGACGGAAAAGGTAATCCGGTATATCTGGATGAACTTGAACCGAACAGAGGTAACATGAATACAGAGATTTTCCCCGATTGTGGGATTATGTGCTATTTGGCACAACAGTAAGGGAGTGATGGATGTTAAACAGATTGCTGGACAGATTAATTTGTTTGAAGAAAAACCTGTGAATGAAATAAATGAATGTCTCGGTGAGCCTTGTGCGCATTGTGATGTTGAATGGTGTTCGATTACGTGCTTTAAACGAAGAGGTTACCAATGGGATTTATTGCACAGATTTGTAAAGGGAAGTGATAACAAGCCCCTTAGAAGAAACATAGAAAAGAGAATTTGTAAAGAAACAAGATTTGATTGAAAGAAAGGAGCCGGAACCTATCCGGATAAAAGGCGCGCCGGGTTCCTTTTGAAGAAAATGATACACGGAGAATTGATAGTTGACAACTTCGCCGGTGGTGGCGGTGCATCCACCGGGATAGAATTGGCAACCGGATACAGTGTTGATATTGCAATCAATCATGATCCAGAAGCTATTAAGATGCACAAAGCTAATCACCCAAACACAGAGCATTACTGCGAAAATGTGTGGGCGGTGGATCCTGTAAAGGCTTGTAAAGGGCATCCTGTCGGACTTGCCTGGTTTTCCCCAGATTGCAAGCATTTCAGCAAGGCAAAGGGTGGAAAACCAAAAGATAAAAATATCAGAGGTCTTGCATGGGTAGCCTTAAGATGGGCGGGGCTTGTAAGACCAAAGGTTATCATGCTTGAGAATGTAGAGGAATTTAAGACATGGGGACCGTTAAACAGGCGGCATCATCCGATTAGGGCAAAGCAAGGCAAGACGTTTGAGAGATTTGTACAACAGCTTCGGGATCTTGGCTATGAAGTGGAGTTCCGCGAGCTGATCGCAGCCGATTATGGTGCGCCGACCATGCGAAAACGATTCTTTATGGTTGCACGGTGTGACGGCAAGTCGATAGTCTGGCCAGAGCCAACGCACGGACCGGCAGACAGTGAAGAGGTAAAGGCAGGATTGAAAAAACCTTATGTTGGAGCATATACGCAGTTGGATTTTTCCTTGCCCTGTCCAAGTATCTTTGATACTTCGGAAGAAATAAAAGAGAAATACGGAATCCGGGCAGTAAGACCACTGGCACAAAAGACGATGGACAGGATAGCCAGAGGATTAAAAAAATTCGTTTTGGATAATCCAGAGCCTTTTATCATTCAGTGTAATCATGGCGGTGAGCGTAGACCGAACGACATCAGAGAGCCGATGCCGACTATCACCGGAAAGCACGGATATGGGATTGTAGAGCCATATATGGTGCAGATCGGGCAGACTGGATTTACAAAAGACCGAAGCAAGGATGTTAGAGAGCCGCTTACAACGATCGTGAGCAAAAACGAGCATTGTCTTATCAGTCCTACATTGATTCAGTACCATTCTGAAACTTCAAAGGATGGAGTAAGAGGACAAACTATAGAAGACCCAATCATGACAGTTGACAGCTCAAACAGATATGGACTGGTCACATCGTTTCTGCATAAGTACTATGACGGAGGATATAAGGGTGCTGGGGAAACAGTAGAAAATCCGCTTCCGACAGTGACCGCATGGGATCATAACAGCGTTGTTACTGCGAATCTGATCCAGATGAACAATCATTGTGACGGAAAAGATATCAGACAGCCATTACCAACGATCACAGCCGGTGACGGACATTTTGGAGAGGTCAGAGCATTTCTGATTAAATACTATGGACAGGGAACAGGGCAAGATATTAAGAAACCGCTTGATACAGTCACTGCACAGGATCGCTTTGGATTAGTGACCATAAATGGGACAGACTATCAGATCGTAGACATTGGATTGCGGATGTTAGAGCCTAAAGAATTATATGGTTGCCAGGGATTCCCGGATGATTACATAATCGACCATGATTATACCGGAAAGACCTACCCGCGGAGCGAACAGGTCAGAAGATGCGGCAATGCAGTGTGTCCGCCGATTCCGGCTGCACTGGTCAGAGCAAATTTACCGGAATTGTGCGTTGCTGAACGGATGCCGAACATGAGGATTGAAGCAGAGCAGACCGGACAGCTCCGGTTTGCGTAGTTAAATTAGAATTTAGGAGAAGAAAAATGGAGAATAGACATTTATACAGAGGTAAAAGAACGTTGACAGATAATATGTGGGTGTACTGGGATGGATTTAGCGGTGTACAACCTAATACAGTTATTGAAGAAGAGACAATCTGCCAGTGTACCGGATACGAGGGAATCTATGAGAAAGATATTTTTCAGTGCGACGATGAAATATATATTATTGAATGGTGCGATTACTCACTCAGTTGGGAAGCGCAGGCGATTGGAAGTTCGGAAAGCATTTCTTTAGGAGAATTTAATCCAGATGAAATTGTTGTCATTGGAAATGCAATTGACAACCCGGAACTGCTAAACTGAACTTTAACGGAGGTATTGAAAACATGGATAAAACAACATTGCATTTTTTCACTGCAATAAAAAACGGTGAAGTAAAACATATAGGAAAAAGCATTATCATACAGCCGGAAGTAAAGTTTGGCGGTGGCACGATAAAATGGTTTGACGACAAGCAGTTAGTGAAAAATAAAGGAGAGGAGACATGTTAAAAAGAGAATATAAAAGAAGAGAACCGACAAATCAGGAAAGAATATTTTTGAAGTCGAGAGGACTTATACCGGACAGCTGGCTAATAATTTACGAAAATAAAAGTGAATTAGTGGTTGTTAGCAGAAGGAGATCATACCGAAAAGTATTAAAAAAACCAAGAAAGAACCGGTAAAAAAATACATATCAAAGAACAATGATTAAATGAATAAAAATATAATAATGTTGCATGAATAAGATAATATATTGTGTTTTTATGAACTGATATATGGTATAATGTTGTAAGAAACTTAGGCGCCACGCATGGGGAGGTTTTTAAAATGAGCAGAGAGGAAACGATAGAGATATGCACACGCATAGACGATTACCTAGGCGATAAAATAGCAGAATCAATTTTAAATAACATCTCATATGACAAAATGGAAGCACGCTATGGGATTATGCCGATTTCTCGCACGCATTTTTACAGAAAAAAGAAAATGGCACTGAGGATGCTCAACAGCCGGAGCTTGTACGAAGAAGAAAGAAACGGACAGCTCCGCATGATGCTTTAATTCACGCATAGAACTGCACGCATAGACACACGCATATTATTTTAAAATGCACGCATGGCACGCATAGACAAGTTTTTCTCACGCATAGGATAAAATATAGCACGCACGCATAAAAAAGTATGTATTGGCAAAATACGCAAGATAAAAATAAAAAGCCGTTTCAAGTTGTTTCCGCTTAAATTTTTCATGTTTTCCCTTTCTGGTCTTCCATCGTCAGCACCGGGCGACCGTTCCACGGTGGACTCTCCAGAGCGGAGCGTTTCGGCTATTTTGTGCAAATATCGAATTATACTCATTGCATTCTGTTTTCTTCGGACATCTGGAGCAGTCGCTTTCATAAGTTCCGCAAACCTCTGTTAATTCTTTTTCTGTCCCCCTGTTAATATTATAGCACATTAAAAACGGTGTAATTTCGATATACAAATGCACCAAAAATAATGTACAATCAAGGCATGATATTTGTGCATTATTTTTGGTGCAAATACGATTGAAATAAATTATAAAATAATGTATACTTACTTTATAAAGAAAGAGAGGTATTAATAAATGCTTACTTATAAAATAAATGTATTAGAAACGCTGAAAGAAAGCGGATACACCACGTCACGGCTGAGAAAAGAAAAGCTTTTAGGAGAAAACGCTATCCAGACGCTAAGGCGTGGCGACATGGTCGGGATCATCGCATTAGAGAAGATCTGTACACTTCTGGATATGCAGCCGGGAAACATTATTAAATATGTAGAAAATGAGAAAAAATAAAATACTTTAAAAATAATGTAAAAAGGCATTGACAGTACACCGTTTTAGGTGTATTATAATATCAGAAACAAGGAAAACAAAACACATGGAGGAAAATAAAATGGAAGAATTAAAAAACATCTATAGTTATTCGAAAACAGAAATTAACAAGATGAAGCGTGAGGATCTTTTACATCTTTTATACGAGAGAGATAAAAACTATTTTGAAAATGTAAGCGGAATACAAAAAGATTGGAGCAAAAAGAACACATTTGAAAAATATAAGGAGTTTTATAAAAACTGTACAGTTAAAGACTTAAGAGAAAGAGCTTAGAGGGGGATAAAACTATGGAAGAATTAAGAAAATGTTACAAAAAGTTAGATGAACTCATGAAGGAAATTGAAAACAGACATGACACAGACATCATGGATTTTATTAATCTTGATGACGAAGTGAAAGCCGAGTACATGGGAGACTGGAAAGAAAAAGACGTGCAGGGTTGGGAGTATCTGGTAAATAGAGCCAGCACAATCCGAAAAGCGTACAGGATCGTTGCGGAAGAATTACACACCGGAGAATTTCTACCGGAAATTGACGAGTAAAAACCTAGTTCATTAATTAAAAAAGGAGATAACGGAATGACAAGAGAAAAAGAAGTTGAGCTGTTAATGAAAGACGGCGACACCAGATCAGAAGCGGAAAAGCATTTGAAAGACGGAGCCATGATTATTGAAGACTTGGAAGAGAATTTAGAAAACTATCTTGACGAATGGGGCGTTGAAGAGGAAGACCGGGAAGCATACAGAAATATGATTGAAAAAAAGATCCCGGTTGCAGACTGGGGAATCGTTGAAGATGGCGGAAAAACTTTTTATATTATGTATGTGCTTTAAAAAAGCATACAAGCGGCTTGAAATATAGCCGCTTTTTTTATGCCTAAAAATGGAACAAAAACAGTTAAAAAATATCTTATAATAAAATTATAAGTAAAATGATGGGAGGTGTGCGACTTGGCAAATTTAAAAGGAAAAGTGAAAAAGTTACAAACTGCGATTGTACAGTGCGGATTGATCATAAAAATAAACCAAAATCAATTTTATAGCGACGACCAGAAGCGCATGATCACAATTTACAGAATCCTCACACCAGTGTGCACCTTTAAGAAAAATAGACAAGAATGGAAAACAGAAGATTATGAGATTCTTAAAACGGCATCTATCCCGGAAGTAATATTCTGTTTGATTGAAATTTATAAGGCGGTGAGCGGATGAAGGGAGAACTCACACCGAAATGGAAGGCATTTGCAGACGAGTGGATAAAAAATGGTGGGAATGCCACACAGGCATACATAAGCGCTGGCTATAGTGAGAATGGAGCAAATAGAAGCGCACAAAAACTGCTGACAAAAACTGTCATTAAAGAATATATAGCGGAAAAAATGGAGCAGATCGAGAAAGAACAGCACCGGGATATCATGTCGCTAGCGGAAATCCAAGAGCGCAGAAGTAAAATCGCAAAGGGCGAAGTTGTGGACGGTCTCGGATTCTCCCCGGATTTCTCGGATCAGCTTAAGGCTATGGATGGTTTGGAAAAAGCACTGACCATAGCAGAAAAGCAGAAGATCGAGCGAGAGGAAAAGGAAAAACGCGAGAAGGCAGCACTCTGGACGATCCCGATCACAGACATCACATCCGACTTTGTGGAGATTTACAGGACAGTACACGAAGCCTTTGCCGGAGAGATAGACGTTCATGAAATCATATCCAAGGGCGGTCGTGGTTCCATAAAATCGAACTTTTGGGGAGATTTGGCATACGAAACCATTCGGCAGGATCCCCAGGCGCATATCGTATACACCAGACGATATAAGGTTGACTTGCGCGGATCTGTTTACAATCAGTTTATGAAGGTGGTGATACGGTGTAATGATCTGGATAACTGGGACTTTAAGCAGTCTCCGATGTGTGCGGTGTATAAACCAACCGGGCAAATGGTCATGTTTGCCGGAGCAGATAAGCCGATCAGTTTGAAATCGTTCAACGTACCTTTTGGCTATGTAAAGCTTTTAATTCATGAAGAGTGCGACGAGATGGCAGGTGTGGAGCAGATGGATAACATTGAAGATACTTTCCTGCGAGCAGATACACCTGCACTTGACATAAAAATCTTCAATCCGCCGAAGTCAAAAAATAACTTTATGAATGAGTACACTGAAGAGTGTAAAAATAAGCCACAGACACGGATTTGCCACAGTTATTATTATAATGTCCCGGTAAAATGGCTTGGAAAGCGATTCTTCGAGCGTGCGGAATGGTTCAGGATTCATAAACCATTATATTATAAAAATAATTATCTCGGAGAAGTCACTGGAACGGGAGGCGGAATCTTTGATAATTTAGAAATACGAAAAATATCGGATGAAGAGTTAATGACATTCGATACAGTAAACCACGGCTTGGACTTCGGATATACTCACCCACAGGTTTTTAGCCAAAACTATTACGATTACGAGACGGATACTCTTTATATTTTTGGAGAAGTGTATTCTAAAAAATGTAAAAATTCTACCTTTGCCAGAAAGATAAAGAAGTTTATGAATGTAGAAATTATATGCGATTCTGCCAGACCGGACGGAATAGCAGAAATGCAGGACTGGGGATTCAATGCGATCGGGGCAAAGAAAAGATGGGGAAGCGGAAAAGGCAGGGATTACTGCTGGGAGTGGTTGCAGCGATGTAATAAGATCGTGATTGATCCGGAGCGCTGCCCGAATACAGAAAAAGAGTTTGTAAAAGCAGAACATGAGCAGCTTCCAGATGGTTCATTTTCGGATGCATACCCGACCTTAGAAGAAGACACGATCATGGCAAACATTTATGCATTGAACAGGATTATCATGACCAGCCGAAGGAATGACGGTCTTTATGATGATGAGGAAGAAGAAATTGAAGAATATGAAGACGATTAATGTGCTAGGAACAGAATATAAGATTATTATTGAAGAATTTAAAAACAGTGATACAGATGGATATTGTGATTATACAAACAAAGAGATACATTTACGGTCAGATAATGTGAATGAAGTAGGCGATTTTGAGTATTTGAAAAGAAAACAACTTCGACATGAGATAATACATGCATTTCTTGCCGAAAGTGGTTTGCAGTCGAATTTTCAACATTTTACAGAATTTGGACACGAAGAGACAATGGTTGACTGGATAGCGATTCAATGGCATAAAATAAATGAAGTTTTCAGACAACTTGAAATTTGAGGGATGTAGAATGAATTTTTTTGAAAAAATAAGGGAGACGATCATGAAGTTTTTTAGAACAGATGCTGAGAAAGAATTTAATGTCGAGTTTATTACTTCTCCGGAGATTGAAAACTCACAGCAGAGATGGAACGACATCATTAATGGTAGCCCTTTTTGGGTGGATCCGAAAAATAAAGACATCAGGACGATAAATTTCGCAAAATTCCTCTGCCAGTACACAGCAAAGAAAGCTTGCATGGATTTATCAGTGAGCATAACTGGTTCGGAAAGAGCGGATTTTATTAATAAGTGCATCAGGGCAATGGTTGACACTTCTATCCGGGACAAAGTAGAAGATATGCTAGGAGTTGGCGGAATTATCTTAAAGCCGAACGGCTCAATGAACCCAGACAACATGATCGATTATATTATGCCGTGGGATTTTGCAATCACAGAAAAAACAAACAACGGAGATATTAGAGGATGTATCTTTATTAATCGACTTATAAAAGATAAGGTGTACTACTACCGGCTTGAATACCATCATTTCACGACTTCAAAAAATAAAGAGGACGAAGAGATGAACGTGTACGAGATCCAGAACAGAGCGTTCAAGTCAAACAGCAGTAATTCACTTGGAAAAAAGATAGAACTGCATGACGTTCCAGAGTGGTCTTCAATAGAAGAAGTCGTTCACATTATGAATGTAGAAAAGCCACTATTCGCCTATTTGAAAACCCCATTCAATAACACAATCGATTACTCGTCTCCAGAAGGTGTATCGATTTTCTCAAATGCACTTATGGAGCTTAGAGATCTTGATATCGCATGGAGTAAAAAGGGAAATGAGGTTGAGGATTCTCAGCACATTACTTTTATTGATGAGAACGCGCTGACAAAACAGGGAAAAGGCGGTACACGCACCTCAACAGTAGAGCTTCCTCGGTTCGTTAAAGGCTTGAAATTGGGACTGGATTCAAAAAGCACGATTGATGAACACGTCCCGACCATGCTTACTTCTGACAGAATCACAGACATTAACAGCGTTCTTTCTATGATCTCGACAAAATGCGGATTCTCGCAGGGGCAGTTTATCCTAGATAGAAAGTCTGGAAAATTAACAGCAACACAGGTTGAAAGTGATGACAATGAGACTGTAGAGACGATTAACGATATCAGGAAAAGCATAAAGACAGCATTAAAAAATCTCATTTATGCAATTAACGTATTCTGTGACCTTTACGGAATACCTGCCGGCTATGTGGATGCACTGAATGAAGATGTACCGGACGAAGATATATTTTATTTTAAAGATTTGCTTGCAAGCTTTGAGCAGGACAGATCAAGAGCATATAATTTAATGATTCAAGGTATTTATTCTAAGCGTAAATACCTTAAGGAATACGAGGGATTCAATGATGATGAAGTAGATGCCATGTTTGCAGAGAGAGCTCAGGAAGATGCGGAAAGGAACAGCGGTGGTCTATTTGGAGAGGAGTAAAATAATTCAAGGGATACCGAAACTTTCTATAAATGGTATTTTAAAAGGTGGATATATTATCCCTGAACCTGAACCGCCGGAGATGGTTCAAGTAAAGTTGCAGAAAAAGACTGTGATAGAGACGATTAAGTTTTATTTAGAAAAGTGATAGAAATGGATGCGTTAATATGAAATATAATAAAGTCATTGGAAGCTTTAATATTAAGCTTGATACAAAGCGAATGGATGAAAATTTGAGAAATGCTCAGAATGTTCTTGACGAGCAGGTTGTAAATGACATGAGAAAATACACACCTATGCAGCAGGGAGATTTAAGAAACAAGACGCAGATAAAAGAACCCGGATTAATCACAGTAAACACACCATATGCACATTATCAGTATGTAGGAAAGCTTTATTTGACTGCAGATGGAAGATCATGGGCGAACCGTGGAGAAAAGAAGTATCCGACAGAAACAGACTTAAAATATCGCACACCGGGAACAGGTAAACGATGGTTTGAAACTGCAAAAGAAAATCACGGTAAGCAGTGGATTGATCTTGTTAAAAGAGAGGTTGGGAAAGGATAATGCTTAGACCGGATTATTTTTACGGAAAAACTGATAAACTGGTTGAAATGTATCAAGATCTTGAAAATTGGATTATATCAGACATTGCAACAAGATTGATAAAATCCGGTGAATTGTCAGGAACTGCCGACCGAGAATTGTGGAAACTCCAACAGATGGGACTGCATAACACAGAGATTGTAAAAAGAATATCTGAAATGTCTGGAAAGTCAAGAAATGAGGTTCGCAGATTATTAAGGGATAGTGTTATGACATCATTCTCAGATGATAAGGAAGTCTTAACACAGATATCAGCATCCGATATTATATCTCCGCTAAAAAATAATATGGCAATTCTGGCAATGAATGCAGAGTTAATAAAGACATCCGGTGAACTTGATAATTTGACAAAAACAACCATTAACCAGACACAGAAAGACTTGCTCAATATGCTGAATGAGGTTGATTATAGAGTTGCATCTGGAATGCAGTCTTACAGCAGTGCAGTCTGCGAAGTTCTGGATAGATATGCAGAATCTGGTGTTATGGTAGAATACCCTACTGGAACGAAGCGTTCTCTTGAAGCGGCAGTGAGGTGTTGCATCGTCACATCTATGAATCAGACCGCGGCACAAGTGACAAACATTTATATTGCACAATATAAAATAGAGTATGTTCTAGTATCAGCGCATCCGGGGGCAAGATATGATAAAAAGGATCCAACAGGGATTCCATCTCACGATCACTGGCAAGGAAAAGCATATAAAATAATCGGGAGCGAACCAGGATTTCCGAATCTTCTTGAAAGCACAGGTTATACCATAGACCCTAAAACCGGAACGGGAACTGTTGTGAATCTATTAGGACTTCACGGATACAATTGCAGACATTCACATGGCCCGTGGCGAAAAGACATGGTAAATAAGTACCTTGATGAAAACGGAAATGTGAATATAAATGCAGATGAAAGCCAAAAACTTTATGATTTGCAGCAGAAGCAGAGATCACTTGAAAGAGAAATTCGAAAAACAAAGCGTGAAATTATGGCCAAGAAACAAGAACTTGATATGATTGCCGAAATAGATGTAAAAGAGATCTTGCAACCTCAATATGATAAACTTGCATATAAACTGCGAATGCAGAATAAAAAACTTCAATCATTCTGTAAGAATAATGATCTTCAATTACAAGGCGATAGAACGAAGGTTTCTGGATTTAATAGAAAACAGTCTGCGGTTGCAAATGGACGAGCAACGGCTTATAAAAATAAAATCGAAAAAAATGGTACAACGAAAATGGAATAATATGTTATTATAATAATGTGTTAACCATACATACTTGGTTATCCACCTTTCTTTAATTAATGCAGTGGAATTCAAGCGAGATAACGACTCACCGTCATAGCCGGAAACTCCCCAAATGAGGTAAAGCAAATGAAAAACATTGTTACGTGCTTTACCAAAGAAGAAAAAGAGCATATAAAAGAATTGTGTGATTTCACACCGACAGAAGAAACGCTCTTTGATTTACGGAAGAAAGAAAAGTCTTTGGAAGAATGTGCAGAAATTATGCATGTTTCGACTAAGACAGCCGGACGTATCAACGTCAAAATGCAACATAAAATTCTTAAGGTAACTGGACAACATTTCACATAACTTTCTCCTCATTAAAGACATCCGTTAAGGGTGTCTTTTTTGTGTCCTTTTAATGGGGTTTTACTGGGGTGGTTCAATTGTGTTGTTAATAATAAAATGAAGATAGAAAGAGAGGTTTATTATGTACGAGTATCAGAGATATAACCAGTATTCTTATCCTCAATATCAACAGCCACAGCAGTTTCAACAGCAATTCCCACAACAGATCATGCCGCAACAAGCTGGACTTTGCGGAAGAATGGTTAATTCTGTTGAGGAAGTCACAGCAAATGACGTTCCCATGAATGCACCATTTGCCATTTTCCCGAAAGCAGATGGATCAGAAGTTTATATAAAATCTTGGGGTGCTAACGGGCTTATTCAGACAGTTACATATAAACCGCAGCTAGACGGAAAGCAAAACGAATTACCGAAAGAAGACACGGCAACATTGATTGCCCCGATAATGGAGCGATTAGACCAAATAGAAGCTAAAATAACTCAGTCCCAGAGGACTACCAGAGCAAAGAAAGAGAGCGATTCTGAATGAATTTAATGCAGATGATCCAGTGTGGTGGAAACCCTAAAATGATATTAAGTCAAATGATGAACAACTCTCAATTTTCAAATAATCCGATCATGAAAAATACATTCGACATGATGAACCGTGGAGACAGTAAAGGGTTGGAACAGCTTGCCAGAAATTTGTGCAAAGAAAAAGGCCTTAACCCGGAAGAAATCATGAGCCAGTTTAAACATTGATACTATTCTTGCAAGATTATGTATAAATAAATTTTATTAGGAGGAACACATATGTTTAATTCATCTCCAAGTTTAGCGGACATTGCCGCCGTTACTGGTGGAAACCGTAATGATGGTGCATGGGGCGATGGTGGTTGGTGGGTTCTCATTATCCTTTTTGCCTTATTCGGTGGATGGGGCGGTTATGGATTCGGTGGTAATGGTGGTGGCGGTTATACCGCAACTGCGGCTACACAGGCTGATATCCAGAGAGGATTTGACAATTCAGCAGTCATAAGTAAGCTTGATGGCATTACAAATGGTCTTTGTGATGGCTTTTATGCAGTAAACAACGGAATGCTGACAGGATTTAACAGCATTCAGCAGGCAATTAATGCGGACACAGTAGCAGGAATGCAGAATGCAAATGCTATTCAGTCTCAGCTTGCAAATTGTTGCTGCGAAACTCGTGAAGCTATCCAGGGTGTAAACTTCAACATGGCGCAGAACACTTGCGCATTACAGAACACAATGAACAACAACACGAGAGATATTATCGACAGCCAGAATGCCGGAACAAGAGCGATACTTGACTACTTATGTCAGGATAAGATTGCAACGTTGCAGGCAGAAAATAATGATTTGAGACTTGCAGCATCACAGGATAGACAGAACGCACTTCTGACTACCGCTATGACAGCACAGACAAATCATATTATCAGCGCTGTTAATCCATCACCAATCCCAGCATACCAGGTGCCAAACCCGAACACATACATTCCGTATGGATGCGGTTGTAACAATGGATGCGGATGTTAGACAATTGAATAATTAAAGTATCTTAATCGACAAGATTATGTCTGCATAGCAGTATTACTTAAACACAAAGGGCAGACTTTAATGTTTGCCCTTATATTTTTGAAAGAGAGGAAAATATTATGTCAGAATTTACAGCCAATGCTTTACAGACTGTCCTGCAGGGAGAAGATGTCGCATTTACTGAGACACCGGTTTGCGGAACAAAATGTATCGTTCACAGACAGGGAAGCGGAGTAGTTAAATTAAGAGGAATCACAAACCAGTGCAAAGCAAGATTTCTTGTATCTTATAGTGGAAATATCCAGATCCCAACCGGTGGAACGGTGGAAGCTATTTCTCTTGCAATCGCAATTGACGGAGAGCCATTACAGTCTACAAGAATGATCGTGACACCTGCGGCAGTAGAAAACTTATTCAATGTATCTGCACAGGTTTATGTAGATGTTCCTTGTGGATGCTGCAGCACAATAGCGGTTCAGAATACATCTGGACAGACTATCGAGGTTCAGAACAGTAATTTAATTGTAGTAAGGGAGGCTTAGTATATGCATATTGAAAGAATTCATAAAATGCTTGAATGCCTTGCTGAAAAATCCTTATGTGAGATTGAAAAAGGGATTGAGAATGTCAATACAGAAGAAATGGGAGAAGTGATCGACATGATAAAGGATCTGTCAGAAGCAGAGTATTATGCCACAATTACTAAGGCAATGAACGAAGCGGACGAAGCAGATATCATGGAAAAGCTTTTAGAGTATGAGGATGACCGAAGATATTATGATCAGTATCGTTATGCTAATGGAAGATTCGCACCTAAGGGCAAAGGAAAACGAAGAGGATATGATGAGCCACCATATTATCACATGTACCCGGATGATTACGAAGATACAGAGCACATGAGAGACATGGATAAGAAAGACCTGAAAAGGATGTATACAGATACCGGAATGATGGGAGATAGATCATATCCGAGGGATTCCAGAGAGGGAAAAGCCGGTATTTCCAGACGTACTTATATGGAGACCAGAGAAAACCATCATGGAAATTCAGAGGAAGATAAAAAAGAGCGTGCAAAAGCAAGAAAAGATTACTTGCGAGATATGCAGATGGATATTACTGAAATGACATCAGATGCAGCACCGGAAGAAAAGCAGATGTGGAGAAATGAATTACAGATGATGTTACAGAAAATCTAAGAGGTGAGCGCAGTGTTTAAAATCAATGATGTTGAATGGAATATTTTATATGTAAATCCTAATAGTGAATGCTTGATGCGTTCAGATGGAACAATTACACTTGGTGTTACAGATTGGAACACACGAAAGGTTTATTTGTCAAATTCATTAAGCGGAAGTCTGTTAGAGCGAGTTCTATCTCATGAGTTGGTACACTGCGCTTCATTTTCATATGACTGCCACATTCCAATAAATGTAGAGGAAATCGTAGCGGATTTTCTGTCTCTTTATGGAAAAGAAGTCGTTGGCATAGCAGATGATATTTTGAATGGGGTAATTGAAAATGGATGTTATAAAGCAGTATGAGGACTATATAGGGCTTAAAAAAGAATACATTAAAAATCCTACATTGGAAAATAAAAATGCAATGATAGCCAAATTGGAAGAGTACGGAAAGTATATATACGACCAGTGCAACAGATTAAAAAAGGATTGCATTGTGGAAGAAGAAAAAGAAGTACTTAGAAGGTATTTCGGTGGTAAATAGCAAAAAGGGGTGGAGCAATCTGCCCTTTTTAAAATGGTACAAAAAGTTGTTTAAAATAGGTTAAAATATATATTGAAAAGAATATTAAAAGTACCGGACAGAAAAAGGGATTCTGTTCGCTAACCTAGAATAATTATAGGATGATGCATGGCACGTCCTATTTTGGGCGTGCTTTTTTATTTTTGGGAATTAATTCAGTGGAAGAAGACACGGCTTATATCCGGGTTGTCGAGGGTTCGATTCCTTCATTCCCAATTGCCAGCTATGGAGCAAATAGCAACTCATTCGTGCCGGACTGACCGGAGTAACAACTTGGAAAGAAAGAGGTAGAAACATGGTAAACGTAGCAAACGAATTAAAGAAACTCGGAATTGAAGTTTCAGACGAACAGAAAGAGTCTCTTAAAAAGAGTATGGGTGAAGAGCTGTATTCCAAGAAAGAAATGGAAGACAAGGTTAATAAGGCTTCATCAGAATCTGAACAGTGGAAAACCCGTGCAGAATCAGCAGAGAAAATGCTTGAAGGGTTGGATGGAAAAAGCCCGGAAGACATTTTAAAAGAGCGTGATGACTGGAAGAGACAGGCAGAGGATTCCAAAAAAGATTATGAAGCCAAAATCGCAGAGCATGAGAAGGATGAACTTTTGAAAGAAGCATTTGCGGAAATCGAGTTTACTTCTGAATCTGCAAAGAAAGCCATTATGAAAGACATTTCCGAAAGCGTAAGCGTGAGAAACGGAAAACTGATAGGGTTCAGTGATCTTATTGAGGAAGCTAAAAAGACAGATGCAAATGCATTTGTAAATAAACAGAATCAGCCGACTCCACATGCGTATTTCACAAAACCGAATGAAAACAATTCTGGTGGTGGTAAGCCTACAACAAGAGAGAGCATTTTATCTATCAAAGATAGATCAGAACGTCAGAAAGCAATTGCCGAAAACATTTCTTTATTCCAACAGTAAAGGAGTTTTATATGAACAAAAACAGATTAACGATGAACACCAATTTGCAGTTCTTTGCAGCAAACGCAGGACTGATTAAAACAGAAGACATTGATGTAACAGCAAGGGAAATTGATTTTGTTACATCTTTTGAAAGAAACTGGGAAGCTTTAAGAGAGGTTCTTGGAATTTCAAGAGCAATTAGAAAAACGCCTGGAACTGTTCTTAAAAGCAAATATGCAGAAGGAACGTTAGAAAGCGGAACTGTAGCAGAAGGTGATGTGATTCCAAGAACACATTACACGGTAAAAGAGAAACCTTATGCAGAGATTACTCTTGGAAAATATGCAAAAGAAGTTTCTATCGAAGCTATCATGAATCATGGATATGAAGCAGCTTGTGGAATGACAGACGAAGAGTTCAAGACAGACCTGCAGGATGATATTACAACAAAATTCTACAACTATCTGAAAACTGGTACACTTACAAACACTACAAAAACATTCCAGATGGCTGTAGCTAAAGCTATTGGATCTGTCAAGAATAAGTTCAAGTCAATGCACAAAACTGCTACAGGAGTTGCAGTGTTTGTAAATATGATGGATTTATATGATTATCTTGGAAATTCAAAAATTACTTTGCAGACAGCCTTCGGACTTACCTATATCAAAAAATTTCTCGGAGCAGACATTATGATCCTTTGCTCTGACAACGAAATCCCAGCCGGAAAAGTTCTGGCAACAGCTGTAAACAACATTGTTGCTTACTATGTAGATCCATCTGACGCAGATTTTAAGAAAGCCGGTCTTTCTTACACTGTCAGCGGAGAAACAAATCTTATCGGATTTAAGGTAAAAGGCGATCACGATTGCGCAACCAGCGTAACTTATGCACTGTTAGGATTTGTACTTTTTGCAGAGTACATTGACGCAGTAGCTAATGTTTCAATCACACCGGGGGAATAGATCCCACTACACAGGCGGTAAATGCTAGTGGGGAACTCACGGAAGAATACTTAAACTCTCTTACAGTTGCAGAAATTAAGGCACTGGCAGAGAGTAAAGGGTATTCACTGACCGCAACAAAGAAAGCTGATATTATCAGCGAAATCTTATCACAGCAATAAGGAGTGTGGAGCAATGTCATATGTAGATTTTGAATATTACCAAACTAAATATGGTGGAAGTTTGTTCAAAAGCGAAAAAGACTTTGCTCCATATGAAAGAAAAGCAGAAAGAAGAATCAATGCGATCACATCAAACAGGATTGTGTTTTATCCTAAGCCAGAATCGGAAGATGCATGGTGGGATAATATCAAAGATTGCACCTGCGAAATAGCCGAATTGCTAAAGAATGTATCTGAGTACTCCGCGGCAGTTAATAACTTTGGTGTTATTGCAAATGCGGACGGAACTGTAAAAGGGAAAATGATTAAGAGCATGACTTCTGGAAGTGAATCAGTATCTTATGATGCCGGAGCATCTTCTTCGACATTGGTAGAGATTGCAAAATCAGAAATGGAACTTAATAGAAAGTGCTATGATATTGCATCAAATTACCTAACCGGAATGGTTGATACAAGGCATGAAAACCTTTTGTACATGGGAGTTTAGCTTATGGGAATCGGATATAAAGATGCCGTGGTTTTATATAACAGGCATTACAACGACACTTTAGAAACTGAATATTATTTCGGTACTCTATTTGAAAATGTAAGAATCGAGCTTACACAGGCAGAGAACATAAGTAAATCTGGAATGAAAGATGCAGATAGTTTTCTTGTAAAAATCCCGAATGACGGCACATTGAATTATGCTAATCCACCAGACTGGGAGAACATGAGCGAAGAAGAAAAGCTAAAGCATTTCACTTTAAGAAGTAATGATTTTGACTTTGTAGTGATTGCAAAAAAAGATGAACTTCTCATTGATAGGGAATTGCCGGTTGGATTAATTAATTCAGACGATTATCCAGGTAAATTCTTCCAGTACATGGTAAATGAAAAAGGGAATTGCTACAAAGTGAATACTATAGGTGTTTACAGCCTTATACCAAGGTTTGAGATTGGAGGTAAATGATTTGGATGAAAAGCCAAAAATAATGCTTGTATCAGATGCAGAAACGGCGCAAAGAGCTATTCTTGATATGATAAATAGTTATCCAGATTTTCCGCCCGGTTTCAAACCATCAAATTCAACAATCTTATGGAACAGCATAAAAGATACTCAGTCTATTGGAGTTTTTCCGGCGCAGGATCCAGTTTATTTGAAAAAATATGTCAGCGGTTCTTATGTCGGACAAATGACGTTCCAGATCGTATACAAAAGCAATCCAACAACAAACAAGGATAATATTGCAGCAAGCAATCTGCTTGAAAATATTGCAAAGTTCCTTGAAAGTGGAGAATTTACATTAAAGGATAAAAATTTTGATGCAGAACAAATTAACCGCACATCGGATGTATTTTGCGGTACAGCAGATGGAAAAACAACAGAATTAGCAATTAATATGCAGCTTAAATATTTTTATAAAAAATAGGAGGAATACTCATGGCAAAAGACAGAACTAACATGGTCTCACTTTTGGATATTGGAAGCCTTATGGGTGGAAAAAGTGAAAAGCTTGCTGAAATGGGTGATGGTTTCACAGAGCTTACAGAAGACTGGGGACCTAACACAGAAAGCACACAGTATGTAAACATGAAAAATGCAAGCAACTCTGTAAAAGGATATGCATTTTCAATGTCTCCGGAAAGAGAGCATCTGTCAGATGAAATGCAGACAGCGTTTAATGACATTTTCAAAAAGCTTCCAACAGGAGATCAGTGTGAGACATATTATTATCGCTTCTTTAAAGCTGATATTACAAGCGGATCGGGAGATTGTATTCGTATCCCGGTAACTGTATGTGCATCAAGCACTGGTGGATCAGGTGGTGATATTTTAAAGTCTACAATCCAGATTAATGGAAATGGAGATGTAGAACAGGGAACAATCACTATTGCTGGTGATGGATCGTTCACATGGGCGCCTAAAGTAAGCACTTTGGCTTTGGATGAAGATTACCCAATTTCATAGGTGTTAATTAAAAATTAGCATATGTGGGATGCCTACCTTTCCTTGGTGTCCCACATTAGGAAAGGATGTTAAAAATGGAAGAAATTAAATTAAGCAGTGGCATAAAAAAAATTGCAATAAAAGACGAAGACGGAGATCTTATTACAGTTATAACAGTAGATACAGCGAATGCAGACACAGCTAAGAAGTTTGCAGGTGTAATTGATAAATTAAATAATATATCTCAAAACTGTGAAAAAGAAGCCGCCGAATGGAGAAATAACCACAAAGACGATATGAATGTGGATGATATGAATGTGGATGCGGCATTAGAACTGAACAGCATTCGTGTAAAATATCTTAAGCAGATTACGGAAAGTATAGATGGGTTGTTTGGCGAAGATGCCATGAAACAGATTTACGGAGATATTGTCCCGGATGAACTTGCAATCGTGGAGTTTGTAGAGCAGGTTATCCCTGTTATGAATAAGCTTTTCAATAAACGTTTTGAACAGGTGCAGAACAGATACAATGTAAGAAGACGTGGGGCAAAATAATGAACAATGTCATGCTGGACAATTTGCCTACTGAATGGAACGGATACAAAGTAAATACCGATTTCCGCATAGGTATGCAGATTTATATTTTGCAATATGACAAAGAAATGAATGAGTACGAGAAAACAACTTCTATTCTTTATCTTATGTTCTCTGATGAATACGGAGAACTTAGAGACCATCCACAGCACAATGAGTTAAATGAATGTATTTCCTGGTATTTAAACGGATGGTATCACGACAATACCGGCAGTAGCAAAAATACAATGCGTTTTATTGACTATGATGTAGATCAATGGAGAATATATGCAGATTTTTTGCAGATATACGGTATTGATTTGTCCGTAGCAGATATGCACTGGTGGAAATTTAATGGCTTGATCTGGAATATGCCAAGAAGATTATCTTCTCTCATGGAGGTAATTGAGATCCGACAGAAGAAGATTGAAAAGAACATGAGTTCCAAAGAAAAAGATGCAATCAGAAACGCACAAAATATGTATGCTTTGGAACAGTCAGAAAAAGAGTATACCAGCGAAGAAAAAGAAAAGATAGACGATTACGATCGTATGATGGAAGAAATAAGAAAGCAGAAAGAAACAGAACAGGAAGCATTGAAGCAGTTTAAGAAATGAGGTTTTTAGCATGGCTGAATATGATGGTGAAATCAGAATCAAAACATTAATTGAAAATGGAGAAGCATCAAGTAAGCTCATGCAGATGGAATCACAGTTTCAGAAGCTTGCACGTGAAGCTAGCAATGTATCGGAAAAAATGAGAGAGCTTGCAAAAGCAAAAATCCCAACCGAAGAATATAAGAACTTAGGCAAACAGTTTGACAGTTTAGTATCAAAAGGTCAGAATCTCTCGGAAAAACTGAAAGAAACAGAAAAATATACGCCATCAAAGCAGTACAAAGAAGCAACAAAGCAATTGGAAGAATTGCGATCCAAACTGTCACAAGTGCAAAACAAGCAGGAAAAATTCCTTGCTACAGGAGGAAACAAAAAGAGCCGGACATACAAAGCAATGCAATATGATGTAGAAGATTTATCTAAATCGATTGCGTACGTTCGCGGCGAAATAAAAGACATGGAGCAAACAGGATCGGATAAAACGCTTTCCTCAAAATGGGTAGACCTCAAGAACAAAATGGCAGAAACGGGGAAAGAAGCTGCAAACGTCAAGGCACAGATGAGGGAACTCGAAAGTTCCGGAAAAGCATATTCCGACCCTACAAAAACCGAAGAATACAAAAAACTTTCTGACAAGCTTGCTAGCATCACAGATCAGCAAAACGTATTAAATCAGAAGATGAGAGAAACCGTTGTCAATGAGAAATCTATTGGTGCTGGTGCGAAAGACATTGAAAAAGTAGGAAAATCAGCAAAAAAATCATCTGGCTTAATATCTGACATGGCGAAACGAATAAAGCAGACCGTAATTAGTTTTGCAATATTCGGTGCGGTTATGAAAGTGTCTCAGACCATATCCAAGGCATTTACAGAAGGTATACAGAACATGGCGAAGTATTCTTCTGAATTTAATGGAAAAATGTCTGAAATGGCAAGTGCTGCGGCTACATTGAAAAATTCTATTGGAGCACTGACAGCACCTATCATATCTGCATTGACACCAGCAATCGTAACCTTATGCACATGGCTTACAAATGCTATTAATGCTATAAATAGATTTATTGCGGCTATAAGCGGAAAAAGCACTTGGACAAAGGCAAAGAAGCAGCAGGTAGACTATGCGGCATCTCTTGATAAAACATCCGGTTCTGCCAAAAAAGCAGCTGGAGCATTGGCGGCTTTTGATGACTTGAATGTATTACAGAAAAATGATTCTGGAAGCGGTAGTGGTGGATCTGGTAGTGGCGGATCTGATTTATATGAAGAAGTTCCTACTTCCAGTGATTTGACAAAAAAGTTACAGCCTTTTCTTGATTTTCTTAAGAAAACAAAAGCATCTATTGAAAAAGGTTGGAGCGATACATGGAAGAAACTGGATATTTCATCTCAACTTGTCAACATCAAGGCAAGCGCAGAAAGCATAAAAAATACATTGGCTGATATTTTTACCGATCCATTTGTGCTTGCATCAGTCGATAATTTTGTGCAGACCGTAGCATATTCTCTTGGAAGCATGGCGGCATCCGTGACCAGCATCGGAGCAACGATCGCAGAAAACTTTGTTGGTGGAATGGCGATTTTTCTTGAAAATAATTCATGGGATATCAAAGGATATATTCAAAAAATGTTTGATGTGTCGGCAGACATAGCAGCACTTGCAGCAGATGGATTAGAAGCATTTGCAAATGTGTTTTCAGTATTTGGGGATGAAAATGGACAGCAGATCACAGCTAACCTGATTCAGATTTTTTCGGATGCGTTCATGATGGTTACGGAGAATGCAGCAAAATTTGGAAAAGATATTATCGATTGCATCGTGACACCTTTTGTAGAAAATCAGGATGCTTTAAAAGATGCTTTGGATGGACTTCTTGGTGTGATTGCGGATTTGACAACGACTATATCAGACGGTGTACAGCATGTGACCGATAAAATCACAGAATTGTACGATGAACATATTCATCCGTTTATCGAAAATGTAAAAAATGGAATGTCAGAATTAATAGCAAAATTTCTTGAATTCTGGAACACTTATGTGCAGCCTATTTTACAGAATCTGGCGTTAATGTTTGAGGATACCTATGAAAATCATTTAAAGCCTGTGTTTGATAATATTTTCGAAATAATGGGAATCGTGATAGACATACTGAACGATTTATGGACAAATATTTTACAGCCGATTATTGCATGGATTATTGAAAATGTGCTTCCGGTAATTCTGCCGATTATTGAAAACCTGAGCCAGAATATAAAAGACAGCGTCGATTTTATTTTAGATCTGATCAATTTTTTGCTGGCAGGGGTAAAACTTGTATTCGCCGCAATTCATGCATTACTTACGAAAGACACAGACAAAGCATTACGCCAGACAGAAAAATCGGTAAAAGATTTTGTGAACAGTGTTATCCAGATGTTTGAAAATATGGTAAACCATGTTATTAATGGTCTCAATTCATTGATTTCTGGCTTTAACAGCATTGGATTTGATTTACCTGATTTTTTGGGTGGCGGATCATGGCATCCAAGTATTCCGACAATTCCTACTGTAAATCTGCCTCGTCTTGCCAACGGTGGCGTAACAACCGGAAGGACACTTGCAGAAATCGGAGAAGCCGGAAGAGAAGCTGTCCTACCGCTTGAAAATAATACCGGCTGGATGGACGACCTTGCATCGAAGCTTGCAAGCAAAATGCCGGACTATAGCGGTGCAAAGACGGTAGTACTGGCGGTGGATGGTAAAGAGTTCGCAAGAATCAATCTACCGTATTTACAGGATGAAGAAATAAGACTTGGGATAGCGGAGGGATAAGATGAAATATAAGTACACGCAAGGACTTATCATTGATGGAATTACATATAATATCCCTTTGGTGTCTATCCAGAGGACACTGGACTTTCTGGAAAAGTATGCAGAGAGGACAGAGGACGGCGATGTTAAAATCGAGAGCATCGGACTTTATAAGAATTATACGATCTCAATCGGAACGATCGATGATGCAGAAATGTATGACAGGCTTATAGATCATATCACGGATTGTGATAACAGATTCCATCATGTATCACTACCGGATGCTAGTAAGCAGTTTGATTTTTATGGGTATTTTTCCTCTATTAAAGATGAAGTGGAAAAGGTACTGGACAACGGAGCGCAGTATAAAGGATTGTCTTGGAAAATGACGAGCAAGAAACCATCAAGGACACCGTAAGGGGGCATTTATGAGAACATATTGCAGGGCAGAAATGAAATTTATAGATGTTACCGCACTTGCGGATGCTTCGGTCACGACAGATGATAACCAGGGCATAGGTTCAATAGAGTTATTTGCAGAACAGACGGAACAGAAAAGTTATGGGACTTTTGAACTGAACCAATTTGTGCTAGATGGAAGTAAAAGAGTATTGACGGAAAATCCGAAAGACATTGCATTTTGGAATGATGCGTTATCGAAGGAAGATTGTACTTTTGAAACAGATCCTAAGATTACAGTCACGTTCCAAGAGCAGCACACGTCCGCAGCGATCACACTTTATTTTGAAGATGAGCCACCAGCAGAGTTGAAAATCACATGGTATACAATCGCCGGTACAAAATTAATCACAGAAACATTTTACCCGGACAGCCTTATTTATGTTTGCAATAATCAGGTGCAGAATTACGGAAAAATCGAGATTGAATTTGTAAGAACAAGCTTTCCACAGAGATATATTAAGCTTCAGTACATTTTATACGGAAAATATATCGTATGGGATAAGGATATGATCCAGACAGCCAAGATGCAGGAAGACATTGATGTGACCTCTGCATCCTTGTCTATCAACGAAGCGGATATTTCAATTGTTGATATGAATAATGACTTTGACGCAGAAAACGAAAACGGAGCATGGAAGAGTGTGCAGAAAACGCAGGAAGTCACATTGTCAGAGTTTAATAACGGAAACATGATTCCTATGGGAGCATTCTTTATCGACGATTTTTCTTTTTCAAAGAATATTGCAAAATTTAAGTTGATTGATGTAGTTGGGTTATTAGATAAGTATACATTTTATGACGGACAGGTATATAACAATGTCCGTGCAGAAGTGATACTGAATGCGATATTTGCCACTGCCGGTATCAAAAAATATACGATTGATGAAGAAGTCGGCAACATACTTTTAAGTGGCTATTTAGCCATCCAGACGTGCCGTAAGGCATTGCAACAGGTATGCTTTGCGTGTGGAGCGGTTGCAGATGACAGCCGGAGCGATACCATCAAGGTTTATAAGCCAGACAGATATGTGAAATCCACTGTCGGGACGGATCGCAAATTTAATGGAAATACGAAAGTATCTCTTGAAAAATATATCTCTGGTGTGAATATTGAGATGAAAAACTATGCATTGGAAGAAAAAAACTCAGACATTTATAAGAAAACATTGCCGGCCGGAGATACCAAGATCACATTCTCAAGTCCATATCTTCCATCGTCCATCACGGCAAGTGTCGGCACGCTGAAAGAAGTAAAAACAAATTATCTCATCATTAACATGCCGGATGCCGGACAGTGCCAGATCACAGGTATTAAATATGCAAATACCACTTTTTCTTATGAGAAACATGTGGATAAAATCGAAGCTGGAGAGACAGAAAATATAAAGAAGTACAGTGGATGCACCATTTATAATGCTGATATATTACCTGATATCGCCGCTTATCTTTTGGATTATCATGCCTTGAGAAAAAAGGTGGGAATGAAGTACCTGGTTGACTTAGAGCAGGTAGGAAATTGGGCGAATATAAATTCCATCGGTGGCAAGACATCGACAACATTGATTGAAAGCCAGACGCTTGATTTGACCGGTGGATTTATCGCAACGGCAACGTGCATGGGGTATTCAGTAGTTGTTACGGAAAATTACTTCGCCGGAGTTGAATTATATACGGGAGGAGATGTACTGATCTGATGAATTACAATCCAATTAATCCTTATTACGACGAACTCAGAAAAGAAAATCTGAAGCTCGCAAAGGAAAATGAAGCTTTAAAAGAAGAAAATGAACGTCTGAAAAGTGAGGTGGTTGCTTATGCTGGTGTGGATGCAGACAGTGACGGACCGGTCACAGAGTGATGTTGATCGTGTGTTGGAGTTACTGCAGAAGGGATGGGAAAGATTTAGCGCAGACGAAAAAACAGAATGGCTTGCCGGGATGAAAGGCGCACTGAACCGGTCGGATATGGAAAGAATCCAGAACAACACGCAGCTGCTTTCTGATGTGCTTGAACTTAATCTTGCAGTTGCAGACGTACCAGAACACCCAAATGAGACATTTCTTACAGCAGTGCTGCATAACACGGAGATTATAAGAAATGCATATATGATTCATTCTGACACGCCACAGACACCGAGTATGCCAGTCAACACATATCAGAAAATGAATGATATAGAGAAAATACTAGATGATGTGTACGGTATTTTACTTAACAATTTCAATTATTACTGTGGATCAGAGATATATGCCGGAGATGATACCGGACTATTATTATAGGAAGAGAGGATATGTTATGGGATTTACAAAGAAAACATGGAAAAATCGAATTGCAGAGTACATCAACCGACGACTGCTTACGAATGAAGATGGAAGCACAGAGCTTGTGACAGTTGCAAGGGATGAGGGAACAATCTCACAGGAAGGTGATGCTTTTAATGCTGCCAATATGAATGATCTGGAGGATAGAATCGAAGCAGGCTTTACGGAGGTAAACCAGAGTTTAACTAACTTAAATGATTCGAAGAAAACGTATCTTAGATTAGTCCTGCCAAACCTTGCGGCTGATGCAAAAACTGTCTGCGATTATATAAATAAAAATTATTTGATGGGGCAAATAACTCCTATGTATTCGATTGAGTTTGATGTAGTTGCATCAAATGTAGACTGGTTTTCTGGTGTTCTGTCTACGGATACAAATGTAGATAGTAACGCCCGTACTGTTTGGGGTATCGTACAGCAACGATCCATATCAGCAGATAATAGCACTTTATATAAATACTTTGCAAGTGGAACAGGAGGTGTCGGTTCAGTAAGTGCTCTTGACCATGTGAAATCGTTTATTGACGTTAGCACAATTTTAAAAAGTTATACAACCATCGCCGCTGGTGCAACAGTAACTTATACAGCAACAAGAGATTGCTTTGTAAACGTGTCTGCATATGCACACGGAAGTGGTCAAAATACAAAAATATATATTAATAATGTACACATTTTTAATCCTTACACTAATAATGGTGATAATGCTGGTCTTATGATTGTAGATAAAACTGTACCATTAAAAACAGGACAAACAATTAAAATTGAGAATGGCACATACACCACTAGTTCTTATGCTATTTTTGCAGCATTTTAA